CCCAGTGGAAAAGACACCATAACTAGCAATAATGATAGCGTTATCGGACTTCTCCGTAATAGCTCTAATATCTTCTCTAACATCAGCATCTACACCTCCGTGTACATAAAACACTTTTCTGTTTTGTGCTTTATCTTCGATTAACTCTTTAAGAATCTCACCGTGCTTTTCAACGTACTGAAATAAACATAAAGAATTGCCTTGTAACGAAAGACATAGATTCCTTATATATTTATTCCTTTTTTCATTAGAAACCAAATAATCCATTTCTTCCTGATACGATTTTTCTTTTAAAAATTGACGAGCTATCTGATCGTGTTGTAATACTAAACACATAATTTTTAAATCCGCAAGTTGTTTCTTTTGTTGCAATTCACTTGTAGATACAACTTTGTTAACCGTACCAAACAAACCTTCTAGTACAAGTTTGTGTGTTTTAGTACCATCTAAAGTACCAGTAAGACCAATTCTGTATTTACATTTTTCTAGTTTAGTCATTAATTTAGTTAACGACACAGCTTTAAATAAATGTGCTTCATCACCTATTATCATACCAAATTGCTCAAACCATTTTTTGGGTAAATTATAGATAGATTGCCATGTAGATATAATTACTCTTTTGTTTGTTTCTTTTTCATGGCCAGAATAGATTCTGTGTACATTACGATCACTATTATAACCATAGTCCTTAAAGTCTTTAAATAACTGCTCTACAAGCGATGTAGTGGGCACTATAATCAGGATTTTGTCTTGTTTAGTATCTTTTAGTCGTAATAAATTATATATCAACATAAGATAGACTATGAGAGATTTACCAGATGCTGTAGGTGATACAAGTAAACATCTATCTTTTTGTACTGAATACTTAAAAGCCTCTTTTTGATAATCTCTTACTTCAAAAGGTAACTTTAAAGCTTTAATTAGATTATCTAACTTTGTATCATCAACTTTAGTTTCTTTAATCTTTGTACCATCAACAACGTGCACATCATTATTTTTACACCAATCGAGTATATAAGGATATAGACCGGCATATATTTTACCATTAGCATATGAGAATAATCTAATCTTACCATCCCAAACTCTATTACGATATTGAGGCATAAATTTAAAACCAGGTACTTCAAATGTAAAAAACTCTCCAAGTTCTCTACGAATATCAGCATCTGCTTCTATTTTTAGATAGACTTCGTTTACTTTATCTATGATTAAATATCTGGTTGTTGTCATAAAATTACTTATACGAAAGATTTACCAACAACCCAACCGACTAATACTTTTCGTGTGCCTGATTTTACGGGGTGTACTTTGTGCCAGATATGTGATGGGAATATTATAATTGTGCCTTGTTTGAATACTTTTCTAAATCTAAAATATTTGTTTTTGTTATGATAGGGGTGAGGTAAACAAATTTCAAAATCACCACCTGTGTAATTGTTGTTTAATGTTTCATCATCATTTAAACAAATTGTAAAACTTAATTTTCGTATTAGATTATTCTTATATGGTTTACCATGGCTATCAATATGCCAATCGTAATGATCTCTTACATTATAAACTGTGTATTGTAGTGGTTCAAACTCTCTTAATAAAAAGTTCCATTTTGTTGTTACATTTGCTTCATTAACAACTTTTGTAACTTCACTTTCTATATCTTTATCTTGTATAAATGTGACGTGTGATTTACGATTGATTTGATTACCGTCTTGTATTTTTGCTAATTCTAATTTCTTTTGATACCCAATATTCATTATCTTTTCACAAAAAGATTTTGAAAAAGCTTCTTCTTTAATAAAATGAATAGGGTCTAAAAACATTAAATAGCACCACTAGTAAACCTACGCCAATCAATAGCATTTTTAATAGCAAAACCACGATTTGATATTTGTCTAATTGTTCTGTCTAAAAAATCTACTGTTGTTTGTATGTAATCTACTTTTTGTTTTAACTTTTGTAAGTCCATATCTGATTCCAGATATTTGTCAACGTCAGTTTTAAGTAATTTAAATGAAAATGGTTTTTGAGCATAAACACTTGGATCGGCTTTACCAGTATAATATTCCCACTTTTCTCTTTTCATTATATTGTATTCAGTTTCACTACGACTTAACATTAACTTATACTTTGTTAAGTGTTTTAAATAAATGTTATGTAGTTGAGGTGTTTTTAAAGATTCTAAATCAAGTTCAGTATCGTTTATTTTAAGGTCTTTGTCAGCTTGTTGTTGTAGTTCTTCTAATGTCATATTCACTCCTTATTATATAGTATATCACAAAAACCCTATTATGTAAAGTTTATGATGTAGTTACGCTTGTCGTTGACGAGCCTGTTGTAGCAAAATCGTATATCTCATATTCAAATGATACAGTCGCTGTTAGATAATCTACATCAGCGGCTTGTTGATTATATGATAAACCTGTTAATCCTGTTGGAAACATATTTCTAAATCTAACTTCTAATTGAGAATTATTTTTACTAGACAATACTGTCAAAGTAGCGTCAGAATATGTACCACCAGTATTTGCGGCACCGTATTTTACCTTACCAATTTCATTACTTACAGATTGATTTTTTGCTGGAAATCTATCATTACCAGATGAAACTAAATCTCTAAATTCGTTATGATCTCTCGGAAAACCTAGACCAACTAACCAACCGTGTATTTCTTGGAAGTTTTCTAAATTCTCATCAACTAAAAATGTCATAGATAATGGTTCATATGTCAACTTCTCACCAGGAATTGGTATGTCTTTTAGTGGTGATGGTTGTGACATAGTGGCACCTAATGTAATACCAGGTATATTTACAGCAGTACAAAAGTATTCTACTTTTGGTAGTTTGATAATACTAAACTTAAACTGCGTTGGTGACGCATAGTCTAATTTAGTTGGTTGACGTGACAATGAGTTTGTAGTTGTCATAATACTATTTATATGTTATTTAGGAAGCGTTCCCGAATTGCCTAGTTTTTCTAAAGCGTCCACTATTGTACTCATACTTACATCATCTTTTTTACAAGGTTTTTCTTCAGTAGTTACTTGATATTCTTCGCATACAGGTATTGTTTCATCTTGTACTTCTTTCACTTCGCATGCGTTTGCTGATAAAAAGACACTTAACATTATAAGTGTTATGATGAATATGTATAGGTATTGAATTAAAATTTTCTTCATAGCGTTATTTAGTAGATAAAAAAAAGGCGACCCGAAAGCCGCCTTTTAATATTTTACTCAGTGAGTGGTTGCTTACATTAAGTTTGCAACTTTGACTCTTCTGTAGTATCTGTTTGAGTTTGCGTTACCAGCATCGTTCACTGCAGATACTGCACCTGAAGCGGCACCTGTTTCTGCGAATGGGTTTGCAACTAGACCATATCTAGTTTTGAAACCAATTTTTGGTTGGAACGTGTCTTGGCCAACTGCTCTTACCATTTGTAGTGGTACATATGGACAATAGAACATACCAGCGTCATAAGGTGAAGTACCTTTGTAACCTACTATGAAGTATTGAGCAGCAGCTTGGTTTGCACTATATGGATCAATGTACACTTTAAATCTACCATTTAATACACCAGCAAAAGTATTACCAGTATCGTCAACGTTTAGATTATTGTTAAGTGCAGGTGTGTAATCTAAAACACCAGCCATTTGTAATGCACTAGCAACATCAGAAGAACAGATAATGATATTACCTTTTCCTCTTCTCGTTCTTTGAGCGATTGCATTAGCTTCTCTTTCCAATTGGAACATTAAGCCTTTGAATCTCTCAACAGACCATCTACCGTTTGAGTCTGTATCTAAATCGAATACACCCTCAGTAGTTGTGTTGATTGTACCTGTGTTAGCAGATGCACCTTTTTCAGCGTTGATGTAGATAGTTCTTACAACTTCTCTGTTGATTTCCGCAAGGATCTCAGCAGATAGAATGTTTGCAAGTTCTGTCTCAGCATCTAAACCGTGGATTGCTTTTAAGTCTTGAGCAAGTTCCATAGTGTATTCAGCTTTAAGAGCTCTTGATCTAGCAGTTACTGTAGATTTCTCAATTGAGAAAGCCATTTCAGCGAACTGATTACCAGAAGCATCTCCTAATGCCTCAGCAGCACCAGTTGTCATACCTTCGAACTTGTTGTATGCACCAGCGGGTGAGTCATTTAGAACACTTGGGTTTGTACCGGCTTGAGCAGCATCTGGAGTTTGGCCAGCAGTTGAGTCACCAGCAGCGTTTCTGCTTGAAAACTCAGTGTCAGCTTCATCAAAGAATGCTTCAGCACCAGTTTGACTTGTATATCTGCTTCTCATTGCGAAGATAAGTCCAGTTGGACCAGTCATTGGTTGTACACCAGCGATATCATAAGCGATAAGATTAGGCATTGCTCTTCTTACTAGTGAAATAAGGATTGGATCCCAATTCGCTACTGAAGAACCAGTTGCGTTAGCAGGCGCAGCTTCTGATAAGAATGCAGCGTCTTCTTTTGATGCTCTTTCTTGGTTTTCCAAGATAGTAGCAGTAACGGCACGTCTGTAAGAATCCTGAATTTTTGGTAATTCAGAATGCTCTAGGACTGGCTGCCATTTTTTTTCGTAAGTTTCAGATAAGTACATTATACTTTTCTCCCTCTATATTTACTTGACAATTTTAATGTCTTTTGTTTTACTTATAGCGGCGGTATAAG